ATACACCAAATTTTTCAGCTACTTCTAATTTTAAAAAGAAATCACCGTATTTACACATATTACGAATCCAAGGCCATAAATTAAACTCTACGTTTAATATATCATAAAATAGGTTATAAAGTATTTTTTGTACATCCTCATCTGATGAACGTATTTGTAGTACCTCACCCATATCATTTTTAAGAGTTGATTCATCTGCTAATATATCTAAAGCAGAAGCAATAATTGCATCTGAATCCATAGCATCATACTCTGAGTAGAGTTTAGGGCGTAATGTTTGGTAATTAAATGAGTTTTGATAGCCGTATAAGGAGGTACTAGAGTTAGTATATAAACGGTTGTATCTATCTATTAGTGAGTTTGTTTGAAATTCACCAGACTGTTGTATAGTATTAACATCTAATACTTTAAGTTGATTCCCTCCAGTGTTACGAATAATAACATCTGTTGAAAATAGTCGTTGTAATCGGGTGAATAAGCCTTTATCTGCCATTTATTTAAATTATATAATTATAAATATTAGAGTAACCATCTAATATCCTCTTTACCATCAGTATATGGGTTGTCAATCTGCCAAGGATTATCTTGAGAATTAGCAGAATAACCACCATGGTATGGAGTTGAGTTTGAAGTAGCACTTCTTAACATACTCTTATACATATCTTCTCCATACTTATTAAACTGTAAAGCTGTAGATCTAACATATTGCCCAATAGCAAAAGACATTACTAAATCGTCATTATACCCTGCTTGAGCTTGAGCTTTACCATTTTTCCAAACAAACGTTTTCATTTCTGAAAGTAATCTTTTTGATTGGAATATCACGCCCTTATCAGAAATTGATTCTTGAAATTTATTTATACAAATAGGTCTTGTTCTTGAATTCATTGTAAAACCTGGTGTCATTTTAGATGTATCTGAATATTCGTTAAAATATGAATCTGCTTTTATTTCTCCACTTTTAGGGGAATGGTATAAATTTTGGTAACCTCTTTCAAGGATTGTTTGAATTGTAGACCAACCTATACTAGCATTTTCAACTACTAATAAAGCATTATTATATTCAGTTGCTATACCTACTAATAAATGTCCGAATTCTTTTGTACCTATTTGTCCTTTATATTCACCTACTTGTGTGTTACTTTCTATGTCTAATATATGGAATGCAGAATAATCTTGACTATCACCTCTTGCAACATCAGCCAATACCATATATTGACGAGAATAATCTGCTGGTTCCCATATCCATAAGTTACGATCGGCTCCTCGTTTCTCCAAGGGATCTTTAATATAAGTTTTTTCATAGAATTCCATAAATTCATTATAGAATACTGTATCCCCGGATGTGTTAAAGTCACAGTCACATTCTTGGGCTGCTAATCTAGGGTCACCTAATAGACCATCTTGTTTATCTCTCCAAGATTGGTCCCTTTCAGGGTGGACATACCAAGGTAATTTTATAGGTAAAAACCCACTATCTAAAGAATTTTCTGCATCCTCCCACATTTGATGAAACCAGTTACCTGTTCCATAAGGTGTTGATAATACTATAGCACCACCACCAGTTGCTAAGGTTTGTTGTGCTGATGCCCACGTCTCGGCTATGTTTTCAATGAAGGCAGCCTCATCAACTATTAGCAAAGATACTGCTTCTGATCTTGCGGCGTCGGGACTTGAGGATTTAGCTTGTATTTTAGATCCATTTTTTAATTTTAAAGACAATTTATTATTTTCCTCCGTTCCTATTTTTAACCAAGAGGGAAGACTATCATACATAAATTGGACTTTTGAAACTAAGTTCCGGGCAGTTGCTTGGGTTGTTGCTAAAGCTAGTACGTTTTTATTTTCAAAAAATATCATTAACCATAAAGCATACCCTGCAGATAAGGTTGATAAACCTAACTGTCTAGATTTTAAAACTATACTGTAGGGGTTTTCTTGGAATAAGGTTAATACTTTTTCTTGGAAGGGGTAGAGTTGGAATTGAATCCTTCCCCGTTGTGGATGTTGGATATAACAATACTTTTTCATAAAATATACTGGGTTGGTAGCACATTTTATGTATTCTTCTCTTAGTATTTGTTTTATGTCTTGACTCATATTATTATAATGAGAGCAACTATAGCCCCTAATAGTCCTCCTCCTAGTATTTTTGCGGTGGTTTTTAAGTTTTTATTCTTCCTAGTTAACTCACTATTTTCATCTCTTAACCTAGTTACTTCTTTAGTATGAAGATCATCCTTCTCTTCAAGAGTTAAAATTTGATCTTGATAATTTAGTACCCTATCTTCATAAGTCCCAATAATACTATCTTGTAAAGATAATATAGATTTATACGTAGTAACTAGTTTATTGGTTTCTTGTAATTCTGCTTCTAATGAATCTTTTTGGGCTAATTCAATAGATATATTTTTAACTACATCGTAAGAGAAGCAGATTCTACTTGTATCTACCTGTGATAAAGTCGTATAACTCAGTAGGAGAAGCGTTGTTAATGTTGTTAATTTTTTCACCATAGAACTTTCTTATTTTGGTTATATTAGTATTTAATGAGTCTATTTTATTATCATATACACTTAGACTATCCTTATAAAAATTAATTTTATTAGTAAGTTTTGTATTATCTTCTTTTAAAACACGCAACTCAACGTTTAAACTATCAATCTGTTTTTGATATAAGTCTACAGTGTAAGTATTAGTCCCTCTAGTATAAAACGAGAGGGCTAATCCTATCATTAATATTAATATAACTCCTAAAAGGAGAAGTTTTGTTTTGTCTAATGTTATAACCTTTTCCATATTATGTTATTATACATCTCTGCCAGAGGCACGCTTAAGATCATCAAGCATTGACTTTGGAAGTTTGTATTCTTCTTTCGCTTTTTTCAAATATGCATCTATTTTAGGTTTGTCGTCTTTATATTTTTTAACGAATTTTAAACCTAAATTAAATTTTTCTTTTTTATTATCTGGGGTTGAAGAGGCAGATTTTGCTACTTCGTCTTTTTCTGCTGATTTAATTGCTTCTTTATCATTATCATCCATACCAGCTGTTTTACCAGCAGGGCGACCTCGTTTACCTGTTGATGGTTTTTTCTCAGCTTTAGGTTTAACATCAGCTGTTCTACCAGATGTCCCAACCTTCTCACTATCTAAAACACTCTTAAAGTTACCTAAAGGGTCTTTACCTATGATTCTTTTAATATCGGCTTTAGTGAATTTTTGCCCAGGTTTGATTTTATCTTTTAAAGCTTGGGCTACTGCTTTTTTAGTCCCTTTATAATTTTCAGGGTCTATTTTATTTATTTGGTCTTGTGATAATTCAAAGAAATTAGCCATTTCATTTAAGTCTTGTTCATTTAGAACACTTTGAATTTCTTCTTGGATAATTTCTATAATTCTAGATCTTTTCATACTATACGTTTGTTATAAATATATTAACAATGTTTTAAATAATTTAAAAATTCTTTCACCATTTTTCTATGTCGTGGGGATGTTTTACAAATCTCTTTAAGAGTTGTTGTAATATCACCTTCTGATTCTGTTAATGGGGTTGTAAGGTCTTCTAAATCTACCATATCTTCTTCAGTACCATAGTCTTCAAGATCGTTTTTGAATTGTTTAAATGTTTCAAGTAACTTATCTTTACTCATTTTCATAATTCCTTCTTTTAATATTTTTAATATTTCAGTAACTCTATCTACTTTACTATTTAACCATTTTAATCTTTCCCCAAAACGTTTTCCTTTCATAGGGTTAATTACGTTTTTAGCTGGGATATAGGGGAGTAAGGGTTTTATATATTCATCTCCTGCAAGAAAAATAAATTTAGAGTCTTCAGGGTTAATCCCTTTACTTTTAATTTGGTTAAATGTAATTTTACCCCATTCATCTTTTTCATCCTTAGGCATTTCTTTTAGAGTTAAGTCATATGGAGCTAATTTTTTACCTAATGGAACTAAATGATGCTTAGCAGATAAAATATACATTCTATCAGGATTTAAAGACTTCCCATAAGCTAATGTTTTTTGAAACATTGGAGAAGCAGAATAAAGTTCCTGAGCTGGGGCAGGGTGTGGGGTTTTTGATTTGGTACAGCTTAAAAAGACAATTTTTTCCATAGTAATAAATATTACTTAAATATGGAGGAAATCACTTTTTCAACGCGTTCTTCAGTGCTACCAGATAATTCAACAAAGTTTCGTATTTTATGTGAATAATAGTCTAATACATCTTTAATTTCTTCATCTATCTTTTTTCTATATTTTAAGTTAGTTTCTCTAACTCCATTATCTTCCATTTCTATTCCCTCAGGTGAGATATAGAATATATAATCATATTCTTTTATGAATTGTGATGCTAAATCAAAATATGGATCAACTTGGTAATAGGGGATTGATGGGGCGGCTTTAGTAAAAGCCATAACATCTATCACAGTTCGATCAGTTATAATATTTTTTTGGAAAAGTTCACTACACCTTTCAGCTAAAAATATAGTTTGACCTTTTAATGTACTATCGGTATTAAGAGGGATACCCATATCTCTTAAGTACTTTGAACGTTCAGTAGTAAACGTATAATCTTTAAATTCCTCTCTTTCTTTTAAAGCATTTACAAGTGTTGTTTTTCCAACACTCATTGTTCCACAAAAACCTATTTTCATGATTGTATTTGTTTATAGTAATTTTCTGATTCTAATTTTTCGTTTAGTAATGCTTCTACAACATATATTCCTTGTGCTCCACTAACTGTAATACCTCTTGCACTTAAAGCATCTCCTACAAAATGTACGTTAGAGAATTTAGTTAAACTAAGATCTTTATAATCTACTAATGGTTCAGGTGAAAGATATTTTACTTCAGGCATATAGATACCCCAATCATTCTCTAATGTTGGAAATACTTTTTTCATATCCTCAATAAAATCTTCAATATAAAGAGCATAATCACCAATTGCGTCATATAATGGTTGTATACTACTTACTATATTACATTTAATATAATCACCTTCTGATGTTTTAGATGGTAAACGTGTGTTGTTAGGTGAGTAATAAGTACCCATACCATCTTTTTGTAAAACTTTAACTGCCTCTCTTGACCAATCAAATGGGTTATCTATACCATTGATTTCCATTAGTATACCAAAGTTAGTCATATCGTTACGATATTTCTCATCTTTTTTAGCATGACCATTGTAAGTGTGGTCACCGTATGTTACTTCAGTTGCTACATAGGCGGCATTATTGTTAGTACAAAATGAACGTAATGAAACGCCTTTATCTTCAAATTTTCTATAAAGTTTAAAATCATAACTAACATCAATTAATTTTTGAAAGTGTGTTTGGGGTGCCTCAAATCTAACACCTATTTGAACTGATTTTGGTTCTGTTGGTAGGTTGTATTCTTCTGCTAAGTGTTTACCAAAATCAATGCCTGATTTACCTACACCAAATATTAGGGTATCATATGGAAATCTAAGTTTAATATTATCAGTTTCAACTAACTTTTGGTTAAAATGGATATCTGTTACTTTAGTTTCCCAAACAAATTCTACACCTTTAGATACTAAATAATCATACCAATTTTTACCTATTTCATGTAAATAATCTGTACCAACGTGCCA